TGGAGCCGTGGCGAAACCCGCCCTCGACCGCCGTCATTCGCCGAGCCGTGAACTTGGCCGCCTCGCGCGCGCTGCGGTACGAGCACGACGCACTCGACCGGCTGCGCGCACTCAAGAAGGAAGAGAGTGCGATTGGGAATGGCTCCTAGGGCGATCTGGGACATGACCCCCGAAGAGTTCATGGCGCACATCCGCCGGACGATGCCGGCGGGCTATACTCTCGATGAGTGGACGACCCCGCCCGATATGCTCGCGAAGGTCTCGTTCGTACGATACGCCGGGCTCTCCGAACGCGTCGTCATCGGGTACTTCGAGTTGAAGATGAAGAACCCCGATGCGCAGAAGAAGCTCGTTTGGGATTCCATTACCGACGCAATCGAGCGGCTCCGCGTGCAAGAGGCCCAGACGTGTCGTATCCGATAGCCGCGCTGCTCGTCGTACTGCTTCTCGCCTCACTCGCCAGCCTCGCCTTGCTTGCCTGGTTCCTAATCCAAGCGTCCAAGTCCGTCGCGCTGCTCATGGAAGCTTTTCTCAAGCAGGCGCAGGGGTTGCAGGCGCTCGGGAAGCTCAAGGACCTTGAAGACGAGAAGCTCCAGCGCATCATCGACAAGTTCGGGGCGAAGCCCGCCAGCGCCAACATCGCGCGGCAGATCGAAGAGATTCGGCGCAAGGCCGAAGCACGAGGCACGGTCATTGCCCCCAGTGCTCCGGTCCCCGACGAAGACCTACCGTACGGGCCGATGACCCCGCCGCCCGAGCCGGCGGACTGGGACGGCGCGGTCGTCGAGTGAAGAAGCAGCGCGGGCGCGATCGCGGCAAGGACGAGGACGGCATCGAGCGCGTGACCCCCGAGCTGCACTCGGCGGAGCTGTCCTATCCCGAAGGGGTCGAGCGCCGCGAACATTATTATGAGCTATACCCACCACTCGTCGGGCCGGTCGGCAACGTTACCCCGATCAAGGCGGCGAGCGGCAAGAAGAAAAAGCCCAAAGCGCCCGCCGGTCCGATTACCGATGCGGTCATGGAAGAGACCAAAGCGCGCAAAGAGCGCTACGATACCTTCATCGACTACATGATCGAGTACCGCGGCAACCGGGTGCAGGCGCTCGCGGCGACCTACGGCGTGCCCGAATCGCTCATGCTGACCGAGTTCCGCAAATACATGACCGACGTGCAGCTCGGCATGACCACGAGCAGCGTATCCAACCTGCTCGAAGACGCCGGGATCGGGAAGGCGGCGCGGATCGCCCTGCTCGCCAATCACGCGTATTCGGAAGACCCGAAAGTCTCGCTCGTCGCGACCAAACTCGCCACCGATCTCGACGGCGACAAGCACGATCGGGGTACGACGTACGAGCAGTACGTGCGGATGATAAAAGGACGGGGGCCGTAGTGGCGCTAGAAGAAATGCAGACCTTCGAGCTGCTCAACCGGGCGCGCGAGTATTGGCGCACGGCGGGCCTGCTCGCATCGAGCTTTCCGCTGTGCGGGGCAATCGAGCAGGATTATCAAACGAAAACTCCCGCGCTGCGGCTGCTCGTCGATGCGCCGAACGTCGGCTGGAAGAATTCGATGCTCGTGCGTTGCCACCGCAGCATTCTTACCTCGCAGTGCAGCGACGAGAACCTCAAGGCCGTCGTCGGTCTGCTCTACACCGATGTCATGACCGCCGTGCATCAAGCGCATAATCGCGGAGTGACGTTCTGAGCGAATCCCTCTATTCGGTCGAGGAGCGCATGACGACCGATGCGTACCTCACGAGTCTGTACGGCGATCGGCTTCCGCTGCGCGAGGAAGAGGCCGCCTGGAAAATGAGCGAGATCGAGATGTTCATGAAGAGCCCGCTCTTCGCCATCTCGAACTACTTCCAAATCCCCGATAAAAACAAGCGGGTCGTTCGCATGAAGCCGTTCGCGCTGCAAGCGATCCTGGACTTGTGCATCGAGTACCAGTTCCGCAACGAACTCCCGCAGCGCGTGGCGACGTTCAAGAGCCGCCAAACCGGCAGTTCGTCTTGGCTGCTCGCGCGCTGCGTGCAGCGGACGTGCTCGAATGAGAATCGCTCGGCAATCTTTCTCGTGCCGGACGAAGACGTCTGCAACAAGATGAGCACGCGCATGGGGGCGATGCTCAATAGCCTTCCGCAATTCCTGCAAGCGATGCGGCGAATTGCGAACATGAAGCACATCTACTTCGATAACCCCAACGCCAAAGACCGCATCACCGACCCGGGCCTCAATTCGGAAATTCAGATTACCGTGCCGTCCGGCATGCGCGGCATTCCGCCCGATATGCTCGTACCGAGCGAGTACGCGCACATGAAGGAGCAGGACCAGTACATCATTTCCGAGTCGCTCCTGCCGGGCATGGCCGTGAGCGAATACACCTGCGCCGTCATCGACACGACCCCCAACGGCTACGATGAGTTCTACTATCCGCTCATCATGGAAGCCGTCGAGGCCAATCCCAAATGGATTCGCAAGCTCGAAGATTCCCCGCGCTCCTATACCGCCGACGAGATTTTAGCCGGGGCGATCGGCGTACCCGAGAACCTCTACAAGACCGAATGGCTCGTGGCCTTCGCGCGCTGGGACTGGCACGAGGAATACACGATCCGCAGCGCCGCCTATCCGCGTGGCGAGATCGCGCGCAAGCCGCCTAAGACCATCTGGACCGAGTTCGTCGCCGGCATCGGCAAGGATTCGCCCTCCAAGTACGGTGGGGAGGAAGAACTCGACCTCAAAGAGCGCTACGGTATCACCGACGAGCAGCTCTACTGGCGGCGCAAGAAGATCGACGCCACCAAGATGCCGACCAACGAGATGCGCCTAGCGACTTTCCATCAAGAGTTCGCGATGTCCATCGAGGGCGGTTTCGTCGAGCTGGAAAAGACGCCGTTCTCGCGCGACTCGCTCGAAGCGCTCATCCGCATGCGCAAAGAGCCGGTCGCCCGCGGCCTCATGGACAAGAACGACGAGGGCGTCATCGGCATCCGCAAGTCGATCTCCAGTTTCCAGGAGTGGCGGATCTACGCGCCGCCCGAAGACGGCGAGAAGTACGCGATGGGGGTCGACACCAATAACGCGTACGAGTCGGCGGACTCCGATCATACGGCGATGACGATCTTCCGCCACCGCGATTACAAGCTGTGTGCGATCTACGTCGGCAAGGTGCCCGAGCACATCCTGCGCGTGCAATGCTTTCTTGCCGCCATGTGGTACAACCGGGCGTATCTGGGCGTCGAGACCGAAGGCATGGGCTACCAGCTCATTCGTTCGCTCGTTAAGATGAAATACTCGAACTACTACTCGTGGAAGAGAACCGATAAGGCCATGCCCGAGCCGTCCGACTTTCCCGGCTGGCAGACCGACGACCGTACGCGGCCGCTCATGGACAGCACGTTCATCGAGAATCTGTGCTGGCGCGACCCCGTGACCGATAAGCCCGCACCGAAGTTCATCATTCAGGACTGGGAAGCGATCAAGGAAATTCAAGGCATCCGCCGGGGAAATACCGGGTCGCTCAAGCACGCGCACGGCAAGGACGACATCTTCGACTCGATCTGCATCGCCCTGTGCCTCTTTGAAGATCCTTGGGGCGGGTTCTTCAAGAAGAAACCCGACGAAGCGCCCTCTAAGGAAGAGCGGCAGGAGTTTGAAAGTCTCATTCGGCACGCTCTACCGCTAACGGTTACCCGCTCCCGGAACCGCCCCGACCTCGCTTGCCTGTAAACCAAGGAGCCGACTTGCCCGCTCAAAAGTACGTCTTTCACTATCGCACGCAAGATCCCAAGCTCATGCGCCCCAACGGCGACCGCTACTTGTGCGAGATTCTCCCCGTCGACGAGGAGAAGCTCTCTTCGGGGCTCTTTCTGCCCGAGGCGGGCGAAGAGAAGAAGGGCTGGGCGGTCGGCGTCGTGTTTGCGATCGGCAACGGGCACCGGCTCGAGCGGCCCGATACGTACGTTGCGCTCGCCGAGAAATACGAGTGCGATCCGGACTTCGATCCCGACATCAACTGGGGCGATTCGCGCGCGGTTCGGATGGCGAAGATCGAGGCCGGCCAGGGCGCGACGATCGATCACGGCGACAATCGCGAAGAGCGCATCAAGAAGCAGCAAGCACGGATGCAGCGCCGCCAACAGATCGTCGCCAACACGAACATCGCCGCGCTCGGCGATAACTCGATGGTCCTGCGCTATCCGGCTGGCGTGCCGATGTTCTTCGCGCTCGGAGAAGTCGTCTTCATCGAGAAGTATTCAGGACGGCCGGTCGTCATCGAAGGCCGCGAGTTCCGCTTCGTCAATCAGGTCGATGTGCTGGGCAGCTCGGGCCGGTTTCTCAAACTGGGGCCGGACGGCGTAACTTGGGAAGAACGCGACCTCAAAGCCGAGCAGGAGGAATTCGCGCGCAACGCCGCGCTCCGTGGGCAGATCAACGGCAGCGCGAACAAGCGGATCGTCATGCCGTGAAGTTCTTAGAGAAGCTCGGGGCTCTCGTCGATCCGAGAGGCCCGCTGGGCGAAGTGCTTTCGCCTTCGGAAGTCTACAAGGAACGGATCGGGTTGCCGGTGTCGGCCCCACATGTCATGCGGGACGGCGGTTTCCGGCAAACGACAATCGCGCTTGCTCCACAGCGTGTTATTGCGGCAGAAGAAGTAAAAGTTCCCTACTCGCGTGTGCGTCAAGTATCCCGCTACGTCGAAGAGCATTACGCGCCCGTGTACGATGTGCCACAGTTTTCGGGACTTGCGGAAGCGATGCGTGCAAATACGACCGTCGTAGCATGGACAGTAACGCAGGTAGCTCGGTCCCCACATTGCGATTGCGCGAAAGCCCGCTTGAATATGGAGGCGGGAACGCTCGTTCATAAAGCGTGTGGACGAGCACGCCGTCGCGTGAGCGACGAGGAGTTTGCCGAGCATCTTGCGCGGCTCCAGTTTATTCCATCGGATGATTTCTACAACACGGACTATCCGACGATTCCAGGCAAGGACCCGATAGTCGTGGACGGCAAGGTTCTGCGCGGCGAGCCGGTCTATCGCGACGGGAAGATGGTGCATGATGGCATCATTCGGCAGAGTACGCGCATGACCCGCGGTCGGCGCGAGTGGCGCGAGAAGACAAAAGGCATGGTGCTGTGGGATAAGGGAGTCGTCAAAGAGCGCCAGAAGGCGTACGACAAAGTGCAGGCTGATTTCATCGCGGGCGTTCGGCCGCGCATGTTCAAGGCCGATAAACAAATGCTGCCGCGCAAACTCGGCGAACTGTAAGTTCATTGCCGACCGTCTTCGGTCCGTCGCTCGCGCCGTTCGCACCGTCCCCGGGGGGCCATCTCGGGGGCGATCCGCCACCGACTGTTCCTTCGGGCGACGACAACAATCCGGCCGAAGAAGATATCGTCACGTGGGCGCGCAACGCGCGCGGCGTGCTCAAGCGCGAGCGCCAAGAAGTCACGACGCGCATGGTCGACGCGATCGAACTCTCCAAGGGCGGAACCGGCACGATCTGGAAGGGCCGCGCACCCTGGAAGATCGGCACGCGACTCAATAAGTGCTTTACCGTTCCCAACAAATGGGCGAGCGTTCTTACCGATAACGAACAGACGGTAACGTACGCCTCGACGCGGCAGCGCGGCGGACGTGCGGCATCAATACTCACGGCAGCTTTCCTTCAAGCCTACGTCAATCACGGATGGCAGCGAGTCATTCGTAATTGCGTATTCGATAGCCGAGTGCAGGGTAAGGCGTATCTCAGCCTTCGCCCCGACATCTTCAATAAGAAAAAGAACGCTCCGCGTCTATTCGTTATCCCCGGTATCCAAGTATGGGTCGACCGCAACGCGACGTGCATCGACGACGCCGAAGTCGTCATGTACGAATACCGCGAGAGTTACGGGAAGGTCATCGCGCGCTTCCCCGACGTCGAAGATCATCTGATCCGCAAGTACTCCAACAACTGGGACCCCTCAAATATCGACAGCATGGAGGGCAAGATGATCGCCCCTCCGGCAACGCTCAACATGCCCAACGGCTCGACGGTCAATAATCCGCCCTACGTCGGAGCGCCTAACCCGCCCGACGACGCGGGCGGCACGTCGGGTATTCTCATTCACGAATTTTGGACTCGGCCGCACAAGACGGTGAAAGTGCGCGTGCCGATGTTCACGGCGTCGGGCGAACCGGCGTGCGTTCCCAAGGAAATCGAGTACGCCGACGGCACGACCGAACCGCTGCGCCGGATCGTTACCGAAGGCGGCGTCGTGTACGAGATTCCCGCTTCTCTCGTTGATGCGATGCAGGCGCTCCAGGATTTCGGCGGCGTGCGTGTGCTCGACGATATGGACGCCTGGGACGTCTGCTACGAGGAAGTCGATCAGCTCCTGTATCCCAACGGTCGACTGCTCGTCATCGTCGACGACGCCGTGAGGCCCGAGGAGGGCGATAAGCTCAATCCACTGGGCTACTTTCCGTTCATCGAGGTCGAGGCGCATCCGACGTCGACTGATTTCTACGGCTTATCCGACATTGATCTCATCAAGGATGCCTATGAGGCGCTCATTCGACTCGTCTCCCTGGTCTTCGATAACGCTATGCTTGCTGGTAATTCTATTTGGCGCATCCCTGAGGGCTCTATTCTCTCTGACGATGATATTACTAATGCTCCGGGTTCTATTCAGCGTGAAGATCCCCTAACGCTCAAGTTCGGCAAGCGCGAGGCCGCGCCGGAGATGCCCAACTATGTCATGCGTCTTATCGAATTTTATCTCCAGCAGATCGACGATCTCGCGGGACTTACTCAGGCCGCGCAAGGAAAGACGAATCCCAAAGCGCAGCAGTCAACGGATACAACGCTCATGCAGCAAGAGCAGTCCTCCGTTGACTTCCGCGACGCTCAGCGCTCTCTCAAGCGCGCGATCATGATTCTGGGCCAGCAGTTTCAAATGTTCGTCGAGCGGTTCTATACCGAGCCCGAACTCGTCGAAATTAAGGACGAACTAGGTCAAAAGCAGGCCGTTCCGCTCGTCGGTAGTCATCTCACCGAAACGTTCCACGTCGAGGCCAAGCCCGGCTCGCTCATGTCGAGCACGCCGACGGCCCGGCTCACGTCGGCCATGAACCTCATCGGCTCGGGTCTGCCGGTCATGGATCTGCCCGAAATCTGGAAGCTGCTCCAGGAAGTCGGTATGATTACCTCAGCTCGCGAGATCGAGCGGCGCATTACGCGCGAGCGCACGAATCCGCTCACGCGCTGGCTCGTGCCGGGCGGCGATCCGTCCGCCGGCAAGAAAAAGAGCGGTAGTCCCAAGAAATCGAACTCGCGGGACGCTAAGCAAGGGCAGACGAGAGGTTCTGGGTAACATGCATAAACAGGCAATGCGGAAGCCTAAAAGTCCTGCGCACCGAGAAAAGATTGCAGCCGCTAACCGAGCCCGAGCGAATTCCAAGCGTGCCCAGGCGGGTCAAACGCAGGGTGCGGGCTAAGGTTTCGGGCAGTGCCGCCAATCAAGCCGTACAACGTTCAATCGGACCTGATGCTCGCCGTTACTCGCGGCGGGCCGCAATACACCTCGAACGTCACCGAGAGTCTCCCAATCGCGGGGATCGACCAAGGCGATGGAACGGCGGCGCTCCTAACGGTCGGAAATTCAGGCGGCGGCGGAGCCTCCAACGGGATCGTCATCACGACGACGCAAGTGCTCTCAGGCGCAAGCCCCGTTCAAATTACGCAAACCAATCCGATGGCCTCGCGCTTCGAGGTACTCGTGAAGAACACGGGCGGCGCAACGCTATGGATCGGCGGGCCGTACGTGACCGATTCGGCGGGGAGTTATCCGGGCTATCCGATGACGTCGGGCGAGAGTCAAATGTTCCCGCTCAGCGCGGTCGTCCCGCTCTTTGCTTACGTGTCGACGGGCGGAGTCGGGGGCATCGCGAGCGCCATCGAGTTTCAATGAAACTGTTCTCCCAGGGAGTTCTTCGGAGCGAGGCATTCTATGGCGGCTAGGCCCCCAGGCCCGGCACCCGGCGGGTTACCCCCGCCGGGACCACCGCAGGGTCCACCGGGCGGTATGCCGCCTCCGCAAATGCCGCCGGGGCAACCGCCGGGCTTACCCCCGCCACCGCCCCGCCCTGGGGGAGCAGCAGCGCACCCGTCGCCGTTCGCGGACCTCTTGACCGACCTGTCGGTCGATATGACCGCCGGTTGGCAAATGGTCGATCTCGCCACGCGGTTCATCCGCACGGCGCTCAATACGCCCGAGTTCCAAAAGTCCAAGATGGGTAAAGTCAACGCCGTTTTGAGCGCGTGGAACGCTCGGCTCGAGACGCTCATTGCGCATTACACGTCGGGCAAGTCGTCGCTGGCCGTTTCCTCTCCGGCAGGAGTTGCGGAGGAACCCGACGGGGACGAAGGAAGTCAGAACTCGCCGGATGCGGACGCAGCGCCCGCAGCCGAGACGGGATCGGACTGATTCCAGAGGGGAGGGCAACGGGATACGGCTATGGCACGACACAAAAAGCACCTCGAAGGAATGCTCGGCAAGAAGCACCACAAAAAGAACGGCGGTCGCAAGCGTGGGAAAAAGCACCACAAGAAGCACTAAGCCTTTAGGCTAGTCGTGCGACCGAGACTCGCACCGCGCGCGTAAAGGGGAACTCTTTGGCAGGACTGGGCAGCCGTGAATCAATCGCGGCGCACGCACAAAAACTTTTGAACGAAGCGGTTGATTCGGGTCGAATCCTCCCCGATTCCGCAGCCGCGACCGCAAACGCGATCGTTCCGAGCTTTTCGGCCGGAACCGTCGCCATCGATCCGAACACGGGCCGTCCGGCCGGCATCCACGAGCCGTCGACGCCCGCGATCGACAGCACGTCAACCGTCGAGATTCCCGAGAGCACCGATGCCGATGCCGGTTCGGCGCAAGAAGCGCAAGCCGCCGGCACGCGCGAACGCGACGCGAGCGGGCGCTTCACGGGCGACAAGCCCGCCGAGACTCCCGCGCCGGCGCCGGCAAAACCCACCGTTAAGCCCGCTGCTAAGCCGCGCACTCCCGACGCCAAGGCCGCCGCAGCCGAAGCGGCGGCGGGCGAGATTCTCGACGACGAGTGGGCGGACGCCGAGGACATGACCTTCGAGCACGACGACGGCTCGAGGTATCCGGTCCGAACGCCCAAGAAATACGCCAAGCAAGTCGCGCGCTTCAACGAGCGCCAGGCGCAGAAGGATCGCGCGGCGGCGTGGCTGGGGCGCTATCGCCCGACGCTCGAGCCGCTCATTACCGGCGGACGCCTCGACGGCATCTTGCCGCATATTCAACGAGCGCTCCAGGACCCGGCCTTCGCCGATTACGTGAGCCAGGGCTACAACCGGATCATGCTCGGCCAGCCGCTCGTGCAGACGGCTCCGCAAGTCGTCGCGCAACCGTCGCCGGGACAAATCTCACCGGCGGCGACCGCCGCTCCGGCGCTGCCGGAAATCACCGATCCGTTCATCGCCGAAGCAGTCGGGCCGGTGCTCGCGCCGCTCATGGCGCAGCTCCGCGCGCAGCAAGCCGAGATCGACGGCTGGAAGCAACAGCAGCAGACCGCCGCGCAGACGCAAGCGCAAGAGACCGCCCGCCAGAACCAGCAGCGCGCGCAGCTCGCCGCCGGGCATGCGGACCTCTCGCAGAAGTACCCCGCGTCGTTCCGTTCTGATCTCGGCAGCAACGATCCCGAGTGGGAGCGCGTCTTCCGCTACGCTCGCGACGGCGGATATTTCCAGACCTATACCGACCCTCGGGCCGCAATCCGAATCGCCGGGGACGACTATCTCGCAAGCCGAGCGGACACGCATTCGCCCGCAGCGGCCATGCTCAACCGGATGGATCAGGCGACGTTGCGAGCGGCGAACGCGCAGGCCGCATCGGCTCGGGCCGTGACCGGCGGCGCTCCGGCGCACGTTCCCAAACCCGCTAAGCCCAAGCCGCCCGAGAAGCCCAACCCGCGCGACGCGACAGGCAAACTCAAGAACACGCGCGACTTCATGCGCGAGTCGCAATCTTACGCCGAGACCCTCGCAGCCGCGAGTGCTTGACGTAGCGGCTACCTACCGCGTATAACTAAGGGGCGGCGGGGGTGTCACTACCCCGTCGCTCATCCTCAACAGCAGGACCCGAGCCCCGAGGACCCGCCGCAAGGCCCCTCACCCGAGCCGGACCCCCGAATGTCGAGAGCACGTTTGCTTTCCATTTTGGAGTTTCATGGCAACATCCGGATTAGGTGGGTACGATCAATTAAGCGCGGTGCTCGCGGAGAGCTTCGCCCCGTACGTTTCCGACGCGGTGTTCCAGTCAAACCGTGTTATTCGCGTTGGCTGGGACTTCGCGCAGCGCATGGACGAAGGGCGATACCTCGCTCTCCCAATTGCGACGGCGAAGAACAACACCGCACAGAGCTTCGGCCAGTACGATACGCTCGCGTCGGGTCCGCAGTCGCTCCTCTCGGTCGCTGCCTTCCCGTGGAGCTTCTACCAAGCTGCCGTTACGCTCGACTACGTGACGCTGCGCCTGGTGCGCGGGCCGAACATGCGCGTCGACAATCTGACGTTCCAGATCGAAGAGTGCATCGCGAGTCTGACCGATCTGCTCGGCAACGACATGTGCTCGCTCACCAAGGGCGCGCAGACGCAGACCGCCAACCCGATCACGGGCGTTATCGAAGCCTGCGATAACGGCGCGCTCTACAACGTCTACGGCAACATCCCGCGCACGGGAACCTCGTCATTTGCGAACTGGCAGGGCCAAGTGCTCGCCCTCGCCGCGACGACGCTGGGCACGGCGCAGAACGACGCACCGCGCTCGCTCATCCTGCGAAATTACGCCGCGTGCGCGGTCGGTGACGCGACCCCGACGCATCTGTTCGGCCATCAGCAGGCCGTTGCGAGCTACATGTTCGCGCTCGACTCGCAGGTTCGGGTCTCACCGGGCGACTCGGCGCAGCCGTACCTGGGCAATCCACATTTGCTCGGCGCGGAAGTCATCGGTGATAACCACTTCCTACCGACCTTGGGTGGCACCGGGAACGCGTACATCGGGTACACGTTCTACTACGTCAACTCCAACGACACGAAGATTTTCTACTTCGGCGACAAGGGCTTCGATTTTGTGCCGTGGCTGGACACTCCCAACGTCTTGAGCAAGACGAGCCGGTACATCATCGCCTTCCAGTACGCATCGGACAACCCGCGGCTGAATGGTTGGTTAGGTCCTATAAATGATCTCTTGAACCTCTGACCTGTACAATTTATAGAGGGCTAGAGATCAAAATGATGATGGCTCACTACCCGCAAGCAGCCTGAGGAGTTTATGGCAAAAAAAGAGTCCCGGTCGTCCCTGTCGGCCAACGGTCATAGCTACTCGCCCGACCATGCGCCGTGGAACGCCGGCATCGACAGCGGCCGGTTCGGCGCGAAGTCCGGCAAGACCGTCACGAGTCCGGCCGAATCGACCTTCGATCCTCCGATGGAAATTCACCACGGCTACGACCGGCTGTGGAGCGGGAAGTAACACGTAGATGCTCCTAACGCTCTATAACGAGACGATGGGTTCGGGCAACCCCTCCTATTTGGTGGGGCTGCTTCCGGGCGGCGCGGGCGTTCAGACCGCCGGCACGACCCCGGCGCCGTTTTTGCCCGTACCGCGCATCGAGCAAGAGCTGCGCGAAGTGCTCGACATTACCTCTGTCGGCGGCGTGCCGACTCCGGCGCTCATGGGCAACGTCATCTCGTTTGCGTTCTCGACGGCGCAGACCGGAGCGGCGCTCTGGCAGATCCCGACGCTCGCGCAAGGACAGCACCTTGACGGCCAGTACGGCATCGTTTGGAAGCCCGGCTCGCCCGCGGCGATCGACGCCCTGCCGCTGGGCTCGGGCGACGGCGCGATGGTCGTTATCGAAGGGCCGTGCCAAGCGCTATGCGTGACGCCGACCGCAGGCGGAGCCATCGCCCCGGGAACCCTGCTCGTCACAGACGGCAACGGCAACCTCCAGCCACTTCAGCCGCCGGGCGGTGCGGTTCCGACGCCGACCGTTACCCCGACGGGCGGCTCGGCGACGACTTGGAGCTACGCGCTCGTCGCGGTGAGCGCGAACGGCGTGTACTCGGCGATCGGAACGGCCGGGACGACTACGACTGGTGCCGCGACACTCACGGTCTCAGCCTACAATACGATCTCCTGGCTGCCGGTCGCCGATGCGGTCGGCTATCTCGTCATCCGAACGGTCGCGGGCACCTCGCCCGCGACGGTCGGCACGATCGCGTTCGTTCCCGCGGGCAGTTCGACGTTCGTCGACAACGGCGTCGCGATCCAAACCGGCACGAGCGCCACGCAGCCGTTTGCGATGCTGCCCGCGGGCGGTACGCCGACCGTCGTGCAAATCTCAGGCGCAGCCGCGGGCTCGGCCACCTGGAGCTACAAAGTTTCGCCGATCTCGCCTAACGGCGTGTGGGGCGTCGCCGGAACGACGGGTTCGGTCACGACCGGCAACTCGACGCTGAGCACCGTGAACGCGAACAAGCTCACCTGGACGGCGACGGCCGGAGCGTCCATGTACGCCATTCAGCGCGTGGCTTCGGGCGGTACGCCCGCGTCGACGGGCTTTATCGGCTACGCTTCGACCGGGCAGGCGACGTCGGGCTTCATCGACTACGGTCAAGTTGCAACGACCTTCACCCAAAACCTCACCCCGACGCCGACGACTCTGCCGGGCGTCGTGCTCGCTCGCGCGATCGGTTCTCTCGTCGTAAGCACCACGACGCCGTCGCTCGTGCCGGTCTTCGTAGGAACGATGTAATGGCGCTTCACGTAAGTACGTTCGAGTACCTAAAGCCTTCTCCTGAAATGGTCGAACAAATGGCGGCAGTTCGAAAAGCAGCGAGGGTTTACGCCGAAGCGTTAGAGATAGGACTGCCCGACGGACCGGATAAGACATTCATCCTTCGCGCTCATCGAGCAAACGCGATGTGGGCGAATGTTGCAATTACGCGACATCCTGACGGTTCTCCGCGCGAAGGAGCCGAAGTGTAATGGCGCTCGCCGAGTTCCAAAAGCCGACGACGCCCGACGGGCGCATGATCCCTAGCGGCTACGCCGACATCCGTTACCAAATCGATCAGACGCCCTTGGGCATGGCTCCGGGCGATCCGAACTTCAACATGCCCTTCGGCTCGAAGCTGCCCGCCGCGCGCGTCTTTCTGCGTAACCACTCGACCAAGCAGATCCGGCGTTTCAAGCAGGTTGCCGTCTCCGCGCGCCGCGGTGCAGCGCAGGCGCTCGCGGCCGATAAGAAGCTGCGCGAAATATACAACATGGCGACGTTCTACGATGCGGTCAAAGCCGGTGAAGACATGAACGTCTACGGCGAAAAGAAGCAGTCGGTGCTCTACGCGCCCAAGTTCGACGGCCGGACCTGGAGCATTCCGCCCGCCCGCGGGGAGGAAGAGCCCGTGGCCGTGCAAGTGCCCGAAGGCATGTGGGACATCCTCATGGGCAACTATGAGCGCATGCACTCGCCCGACGCGCGCATTCGGTCCGAAGAGGCCGTGCGCTTCGCGAACAGCCAGGTTTTCAAGAACAGCTATATCCTGTTCGTGACCGTCGACGGCAAGCGCACGATGAACGACAACCCCTTCGGCTTCATCGAGATCGAGCGGCGGACCGAGAAATTCGAGCCGGTTCACGTCGATTCCGAGTTCCTTACCGCACTCGAAATGGTCGAGGCGTAAAGCGTGGCTAGTCGGTCTCGGCGGCTGGGTACGCCCGATGGGGGAGAGCCGAAAGACACTCGTCCTATCGGGTCATTTTTCTATGCCGATCCCTCGACGTGCGTGTTCGCCCAGAACATCCATCGCTGCAACCTCTTGCCGGATGGGCACAAGGACAAGGTGCCCGCGCACGCCGAGATGTTCGACGCCGAATCCGGCGCGATCGGAACGGTCGATCGGCGCACGCTGCGCATGCACGATCCGCTGTGGGTCAAGCGCCACCCGGAAGGATAGCTCATGGCAACTACGACCGGGGCGCTCGCGCAGACCGCCCTCAACATCGCGCAGCCGATTCAGCAGAACATCCTCAACGGGCAGTACATTGACGTCTACAAGGCGCTCTTCGATCTGTGCGGTGCGGTCATCGCCCTCGCCGACGCGCAGTACGCCATCCTTAACGCCGCCGCTACACCCTCGCTCACGACGTCGGTAGCGACGACGCCCGCCGTCGATAACGCTTACTCCGCGACCCAAGCTTGGCCGGTACTCGTTCAAACGTCGAATCGGTGACGCATGCCCTACGTGAGCAGCGCTCAGCGGGGTTACCTGCACGCGCAGCATCCCGACATCGCCGCGCGTTGGGACGCTGAAGAGCGCAAGGAGGGCGGCGAGCACCATAAGCTGCCGCGGCACGTCAAGAAGGGCAAAAAGAAGCACCGCAAGGGCGTAAAGCACCGCGCGAGGCACGGAGCGAAGAAGACTCATCGTAAGCGATGAGCCTCTATACTTCCCCGCAGAACCTTTCGCTCGCACCGGGCGGCTCGGCACAAGTAACGCTCGTGTCAACGACTGCGGGGCTGCCGATCGTTCCGCCGCTTGCGACGTTTACGCCTGTCGTTTCGGGACAGCTCACGTTCTCGTTCACGTCGGGCAGCACGAGTATGCAAGTGTGGACGCTTACGGCGTCGGCCGATGCGTACGCGACGACGGCCGTTGCAATCACCGATGCGACGCCGACCGAAGTCGGCTTTCTCAACGTCTCGATCGTTCCGGCCGCTACGGGCGTTCCCGTCGGCTACACGGCGAATACGCTGTGTTCGCAAGTGCGCTTGCGCGCCAACGAGCCGAACCTGCCCGTCAATTCCGACATCATCTCGCTGGCGAATGCAGGCATCGAGCAGGTCGAGAACGCTCTGGGCGGCATCAAGCTACTCGGCACGTTCCCGACGCTGCCGACGCAGACGATCGCAGCACTCACGGCCGACGTGCAGGACATCATCTCGTGCTCCTGGTCGACCGGACCCGTCACGGCTCAGGGAGCGCTCGTCTATCCGATGTTCCCGCTGCCCGAGGGTTCGTTCATGGACGCCGCGGCGGGATTCCCGGCCGTCGGCTTCGGGCCGCCGACGTACTATCTGCTCTTTCAGGACGCTTCCGGAACGCTCATGATGCAGCTCTATCCGGCGGCGATGCTCGGGCAGATCAATCTCTACTATCGCGCGCGACCGCAGCTCTGGAGCACGACCGTCAACGGCGGGAACAACGGGACGAACCTCGATACGTCGATGCAGGAAGCCGTCGTGCTCTGGACGGTCGGCATGGTGCTGTGCGCGCGCGACCGGGCGGACGAGGCCGACCGGACGTGGTTTCCCAAGTTCAAAGACAAGATGGAGGAACTCGACGCGCTCAGTAAGCGCCGCACGAATCCCAAAACCGGGCAGGTGCGCGACATCACGGGCCGCGGTTACCCCGTTCTGTGGTGGCGCTAAGTGGCGATCAAGACGCTAGGCAAGCTCGGGGCGGATACGTCCGGCTCGAAGACCTTTGCCTTCTACGGCTTTCGCGGCGGCCTGAACGTCAAGGCCGCCCCGCAGCTCGTCGGTGACGATGATCTCACGATCGCGACCAACGGCTATCTGCGGCCGGACGGCGCGTTCCAGATGCGGAACGGCATGCTCGCCTACGGCACGGCTCTCGGCGCGTACCCGCTTTACCTCAAGCGCTTCTTTCAGCTCGTCGTCAACGGTGCTTCCATCACTGAAGTCTCGACGTTGCTCGGCATTGCCAACGGCGCGCTCTATTCGATCGCGAGCGGCGGCAACACGAGCATCGGCACGGTGGGCGGGGTGAACGCGCTTCCGCCGACGTGGGTTCGCTTCGAGGACCCCAACGACGCGCACTTCACGTCGGGACTTACCGACGTCATCGTCATTTGCACGGGCTATCTCGGGCCGTACGTTTGGGACGGAACGAACCTCTACACGCCCGGCGGTTGGGGCGCGGCGTCCGGCGCGCGGTGGTGCGCGATCGTCAACGGCATCGTTTGGTTCGGCGGCATTCCGGCGTTTCCGAATCAGGTTTTCGGTACGGGCGACGGCATCATTGCCTCGATGGAGTCGCTGCCGGCGTACCGGAACTTCGTGTTCTCGCAGCCAGTCGTCGGGCTGTGCGCGCAGGGCACGGGAGCGACGGCAACGCTCGTCGTCGCGCTCAATACCGGCTTCAGCGTTCTGTACGGCACCGGACCGTCGACGTTCTTTCTGCAAGATATTCCTTGGTCCGATGGCGTCGTATCGGGCCGGGCGATGTCCTCGTACGCGGGTGTCGTATTCCTACTCGGGCACTGGGCCGAGTATTCTTTCGATGGGCAGACCGTGCCGCTCCCCGTCTCGAAAAAAGTCGAGCCGTGGATTCTCAACGATCCGTTCACGGCGGGCTAC